TTGAATTCGAATTGTTCGGCTGAGTATATCTCGATTCTCTTTCGAAAATGCTGAAGAGTATAATTCGTAAATGATCCATGACTTAAATCATCCGTTATATCATAGAGTGTTGCGTTATCAGAACCGTTACCTTTACGGAGAGTTCTTCCTATCGATTGTAGTGTCTTGATCTCTGCCTTGTATGCAGAAGCAAATATTGCGTTATCAATTCGTTTGATCGAAACACCAGTTGAGAATGTACCAAACGAAGCAAGTATATCGTGTCTTTTCTCAGGATCATTTTCTATTACGTGTCGTATTCTTTCACGTTCTTCACCAGACACGCCACCATGAATAAAATGCAGGACTCTTCCTTCTCTGCGAAGCAGAGGCTCTAGGATCTTTCCATGTTTCTCTACCCAGTCAAAGAGGATCAAGTTATTTTGATTACTGAGAGATCCAACAAGATTTGTTATGAAACGGTTTCTGTTTTCGTTATTGAAAAGGAATTCACGTTCCGCAACATACACAAGGTTCTTTTTGTTTGGATTCTTCTTTTTGAGTTCCTTGAGGTTCTTAACAAATTCTGCTTTGGTTTCATTGCCGTGCAGGAGTGCAAGAGCCTTTACTTTAAAGTCTGCGACGGTTCCCTGATCCATGAGTTCCTTCGTAGTGACGAACCTTTTTATAGGACCAAATACACCTTCGAGTACGAGCTTATGTACCTTCGACTCAGAAGAAATTGTTCCAGTAAATCCATGACGATACGGCGTGTCAGATAACTTTTCCATGATCGTGGTTAGTGACTTTGCTTGGAACAAATGAGCTTCATCACCAACAACAACCTTAAACTGATCGAACCATTCCTTTGGTTGTTTCACTAGTGACTGCCATGTTGACACAACGATAGGTGCAGATGTATTCTTATCTACTCCACCTTGTATCTTATAGATGAGTTTTGGATCACAACCATAGTCTATGAAGTCACCTGCCATCTGATGAACGAGTGATACAGTAGGAACAATGATAAGAGTCTTGTGTTCAAACGCACGATAGTAATGTTGCTGAATAAGATATATGATGAATGACTTGCCAGAACTTGTTGGGCTTAGCGAGAGCGAACGATTGTTTCTAAGCGCGTTGAGAACGTACTGAACCTGATAGTCACGAGGTTTTAGCTTTGCATTTATCTCAGCTGCGAGTTCATCAACGTATGAATCTGGAACGTCGTCCTCAGGTACCATACAATCTGGTATCTCGATATCATATTCACGATCCTTACAGAACTTTTTGATATAATCAACTAGGCCGGTGTAGAGTAAAGGTCTCATAGGATTATAGAGACGAATGTATCCGTCCCAAACTCTGTTCTTATAAGCTGGTGAGAATTGGTATCCTGGTGGTCTGAAAGAAAAATACTCCATGAGTTCTTGACGCACCCCAGGGTCCGCAAGTACCTTCATATGTACATCATTAAAGTATTCAATTCTAACGAGATCACTCATAAAATGTTTAGAAGCCTCCAGCTTGGAACTTTGCCCAGTCGATCGCAGATTTGATCATAAAGTTTCTGCTATTAATTTGTCTAATGATATCCTCAAGATAGTTTGCCATCTGCATATGATAATCTATCGTTAAGCTTAAGTTGATAATATCTCTATCGCACTCTATATATTTATTCACGTCAGTTCTAAGAATTTTTAAAGGGTTTGGTTTCCAACCTCTTGATTTCAAGTCTTCTTCAGACATAGTTCCAGTATAGTATTCGTATTTAGCAAATTCCAATTCTTTTAACTCTGCCTTGCGCTTTCTCATGCGTAGCGCTTCTTTACTATAAATTGTATAGTACTTATTGTGAAGTTGTGGAATCTTTACTGCTTCACCACCTAGATTTGTTTCATCAATCTTTGCGTCCTTAGCCCACATTTCGTTAATCTCTTCGAGTGTCATATAAGAAGTCTCCATGATATAAGTACGATCTTAAATATTTTAACTATAATTCAGAAAAATGTCAACTAGTAACTCTTCCTATCTCATAGTAATCATACTGAAATGTAACTGTAGCTTCTGGATACACTAGGTCGGATTGTGTAGTATCGAGAACTACTTCTGATAAAGATATTGGGAAACAGTTCTTAAACTCTATTCTCATGGATGAATTCTTACTACTATTGAGAACTACAATAGTTATATCCGATATAATTCCATCTCTACTTTCTTTTAAATTTTTATATTGGCTGAAATCTTTTGGTCCAGTAATGCCTGTCATCCAATTAAATACTTCAAGAAAGTTATTCATATTCTCATCTATTATGAACGAGAAATCAAAGTTGTTGTATGTAAGTTCGTCTGGTGTTTCGTACACTCTATTGAATGGAGTTGGTCTTGCGATTGGCGAAGATGATATGCCAGGTATGGTTGCTCTCTGCGTGTAGAACTCTACGTTCGGTAACCTCTTTATGGTCACGATAAATTCTAACGGAGTGAAAAAATTGGTTATCATATCATTTTCCTATTTACATTCGACGCGAATCAGTATACTCTGTATTTATATGAAATTGGAGATCAAACAAATGACTTGGCAACTCTTCATCGACGACGAGCGTAATCCTATGGATGTAAAGTGGGGAACTTGGGAAGACCAAGCACTCTATCGTGATGGCGAATGGGTTATTGCTCGCAATTGGAACGAAGTCTTAGAACTAGTTGTGTCCATTGGATTTCCGCAGATCATCAGTTTTGACCATGATCTCGGAGAGGACGAAAAAACAGGATACGTGATCGCTCAGAAGCTTGGCGACATGGTCTTGGATGGAATTCAAATCCCAGAAGGGTTTCAATATCGCGTTCACAGCAAGAACCCAGTTGGCACTACTAACATTCATAACTATATGAATAATCTATTGAAACATATTGGGCGATGAATATGAACGAAGACTATCTTGATTTGAAATTGGAAGAAGCTAAAAAGCTACGTCTGTTAAATCAGGAACGTCTTCTTCGTCGCATTGCAATGGGATATGTTCAACCAAAGCCTTCAAAGGGTATCCAGAACTGGTACGATACCCGTACTCTTGTGCAAAGAGTGACTGAAATATTTAATCGTAACGAAGCCGTTAGTGGAAGACGAGTGTGCCATATCAATGGAAAGTGGCAACTTCAGATTCGTGGTAAGCATCTTCGGAGATTGCTAAAGGCTATGCCGAACGTGAAACAAATTGGGCGTATGCTCGTGGAGGAAAAATGAATCCTGATATGATTAAACGGCTCGCAAGAGAAGCAGGCATGGTCGAAGGTCCGTGGGCAAATGGCAACAAAGAGCGTATTTGGCAGGAGAACCGAGAGTTTCCTGACGCGCTTGAGATGTTTGCATCCTTGGTTGCGAAAGAATGCATCGAACTAATTTCCAGTAGACACAAACTTGCGCTAGAGCAAGAGTGGGACGTAGACGACATGTGCAACGACATCAAAAAACAACTAACTGAAAAATTTATGGTTGACATTTCATTATGAATGGAGTATATTGATTCTATAAGGTAGCAAAGGAACCTGACATGACAAAGTTCATCAAATCCAACTTCACCACTTCCGGTGACTATGTTCACTACGAAGGTAAGTTCGTTGCTCGTTTCAAACACAAGCTTGTCTTTACGAAAGCAAAGTTCTTGAAAGAACTGATCGCGAACCATTCTGTTGAAAGCTACTTTGCTGAGATGGCTGCAGGTAAAGCACCGCTCGCAATCCTCCGTGATGTTAACGAAGATTGGTACTACGGAATTCTTGAAGCTTTCTCTGGCAAATCTCTTCGTTAAGGAAAAACCATGAAATATATCCTCATCGCGTCCGCTCTTTTTGTGTCTGCTTGTGTATCCTCAGATCCTGAGCTTCAGGCGCATCTTGAAGCGGAGCGCGACTTTGCCTATCATCAGTATCACGTGCAACAGGCCGAAGAAAAGAAATATGATCCTGAGTATGTAGACGACTGTTACTACTACGAAGAACTCATCTGTGAGTTTGAATAACAACGGTTTAGGAGAAACCATGACTGAATATAACGGTGAACAAATTGACGCAGTCCTAGATCGCATCGAAGATCTAACTGCTAAGTGCGACAAGCTAGTAGAAGCAATTGAATATATCCTTGATGAATATGGGCTAGATGCTCCTGATTTCAAGTTCAAAGACGGCGAGGAAGGAGACTGGATCACAGATCATCTGTTAGACACGCTGAGAGTAACAAATGGAAATTAACACTCACGGGTTTGAAGTAGACGAAAATGAACATGATGTAGTTGATCGCGTATATGGCGAAATAACACCTATGATGAACCCTAGCCCTTGGGTACGTCTATTACGTAATCGTGCTGGTAACGAACACAAGTTTCAGTGTATGGATTCAGAAGATTGGAAAATCGCTGACTACATTGAACAACTTGAGCGTGAAGTTTCTGTAATCCGTTCGTGACACAAACCAAATTTTCAATATAAAGGAAAATACAATGCGTAAACTTACTCTTGCCGCCCTCGCTGGTGCTTCACTTCTTGCTCTCACAGCGTGTATCCCTGATGCGCAAGTGGCATCTGATAATCTTAGTAAAGCCGCAGATATGTTTGAGATCGATCGTCGTATTGTATTCTATAACGGTATTCTAGACACCTATATGCTAACTATCGAAGGTCGCTGCTCAATCGAAAAAGACGCTGCGGATAACCAGCTCGAAGTTACTTGTAAGGTTGGTAAAAATGCATACAAGAAGCACTTCCTTGGTATCTCTGATAACGTGACGTACTTTGTTGAGCAACTTGAGACCGCAGACGTTAGCGTCTATCACTATCGCGTAGTCTTCAAACCGCAGTCTATCTTGTCAGACATCGACTTCAACGGAAGCACTGAAGAACTGCTCGATAATAAATCTGAAGCAAACCAATAAATGGTTGACATTGCACTAGAATCAGTGTAGTATCTATATATGAACAGAGGTGAACCAATGAAAACATATCTGGTAGGTGGCGCAGTTCGCGACATGCTGATGGGTCTGGAACCCAAAGATCGAGACTATGTAGTAGTTGGTTCATCTGCTGAAGAAATGCTGGCAGCCGGTTTCGAAAAGGTCGGCGCAGATTTTCCAGTGTTTCTGAAGGACAATGAAGAATACGCTCTGGCTCGTCGTGAAAAGAAGACTGGTACTGGTTACCTGGGTTTCACTTCAGAGTTTGGTCCTGACGTTACTCTGGAAGAAGATCTGGGTCGTCGCGACCTGACTATCAACAGCATGGCGTTTGAGGATGACGAAGGTAATCCTGGCAGCTATCTGGTACATGATTATTTTGGTGGTCAAGATGATCTGCAAGCAAAAGTACTGCGGCATACTTCAAACGCCTTCGAAGAAGACCCTGTTCGCGTTCTGAGACTGGCTCGTTTCCGTGCTCGTATGGGCGCTGATTGGACTGTTGCTCCAGAGACTGTTGCTCTGGTTTCTCAGATGGCCAAGAAAGGTGTTCTGAACGAACTGAATGCTGAGCGCGTATGGAAAGAACTGAGCCGGGCTCTGATGGAACCCTACGCTCGTCTGTTCTTTGATACTCTGCTGGAATGCGACGCTCTGCACGTTCTGTTTCCTGAAGTCTACCGTCTGAAGACTGCTCTGGAAGCTCGGCGTTGGCACCCAGAAGGCGATGCTTACGAGCATACTATGCTGGTTCTGACTCAAGCTGTTCGCAAGGGTTTTGATCTGGAGGCTCGTGTTGCTTGTCTGGTTCACGACTTTGGTAAGGGTCTGACTCCTCGTGATCAACTGCCCAAGCACTACGGGCACGAGGTTAGCGGAGTAAAGGTTGCAGAAAGTTTCTGTAATCGTCTGACAGTTCCTTCTAAGATGCGTGATCGTGCGATGAAGACTACTCGGTATCACATGCACATGCATAAACTGGATACTCTGAACTCTAAGACTTGGGTTCATATGTTCATGGATATGGATGCGTTCCGTGATCCAGAAGTTGTGTTTCTGCTGTGGTCGGTTGGTGTCTGTGACGAGAACGGTCGCCTGGGTTCTGAAAATTCGTCTACTGAGCACCTGGTAAAGGTTGTAGATGTTTTCAACAGAGTCAGGAATGTTAAGTTCGCTGATGTCTTTCCGAATGGTGAAACTAGCACGCAGCGGATCAAGGACGGAATGTTTAAAGCTCGTGTTCAGGCGGTGAAAGCTGCCTGAATACTTAA